ACGTAGATCTCTACGCTGACAGAAAGAACTCTTTTCTCTGTCCTTGGCAATCTCATTGTCAGGTAGTCAACCTGCTCGCTGTTCGTGTATAAAACTATGCCTGGAAGCTTGCCTTCAGCCAGTGGATATACCCGACTTCGGTATATCTTTGTACCAGTAGTCGCTAGTCCGGTCAGCCTTGTAATCAAGGCATCTCGTATCTGCTTTCGTATATGAGGCATTATTGCTTCTCTAAGGCCAGCTCAGTCATACCAGTACCATCAGGCATGACAACTCTGATCACATATGTAATTGCGCCGACAACCATCTGGTCGCCTTCCTGTGCATCAGGTATGCTTTCCGTCTTGCAAAAGAACCTTGGCACCTGTAACGCAAATGAAACGCTGCCACCAGCATCGTATGCTTGGTAGTCGTTATCGAATATCCCTTTAACAGTCACCGTACCACCAGCCAATGGCGTATATGAAGCATTAACGCCAAAGTCTGCCAGCATGATTGATCGGAATTCCGATGTCTCTACAGTCATTTCTTCTTGTTCTTCCTAACTACCGGAGCTTCATCTGATGTCTCTAGGCCAACACTTCTATTCTCTAGAACAACAGGCTCTTCGACCACCTTGGCGACAGCTTCTTTCTTTTCAAAAACAGCTATTCTACCAATGCCAATCAAGATATTTGCTTGAGCTTGATCAAGGTCTACAACATCGCCAACCTTGCATGGCTTGCCTTGAATGACACAGCCTTTTATCACTTCGTATTTCATAACTTCTCCTAAAGATAGGGAGGCCGAAGCCTCCCGCACTTATTTAGACGCCGTCGTTACCGTAGGCAAAGCTAACAGCGTGACGTACTGCTACGTCTACTGATTGCAGTGCAACGATTCGGATAGTGCCGCTGGTGCTGTTCGTGTAAGGATCTACAACGATATCAAGACCACCAAACATACCAATCAACAGGTCTGCGAAGTTTCCGAAGTACAGGTTGCCAGAAGTTGCCTGGTTGGAAACGATACCGCGATAGCCGTTGATGGTGCCGCCTGGCTCAACAACGAACTGACCAGTGTTGCTGGCCTTCTCAGTTCCCTTCAAAGCGCCATACATGGATGCTGGCATGATATACGCCAAAGAACCCATCAGAGCGTTATCTTCGCCAAGAGCCGTTTCAAGAGTAATTACTTCTTGGAAGGTCGGATTTGCAGCAGCAAAGTTGGCGACATTGTTAACGCCTGAAGTTGACAAGATGCCAGTTGGCTGACCACTTGCGCCAGTACCTTCAAGACCAGCCTTATCGATTGCAACAGCCAAGGCTTGAGCCAGGTCATCACGAATCAAAGATTCAACGTCTAAAGAACTCTGAATTAAAAGTTGTCGAGTTACGTCTGTAAATGCGCCTAAAGTTTTCGGCGAAAGTGAGACAGAACCTACAGACATTTCTGATTCAGAAGCTGCGCCGCCTTCCGTAGAAATCCAAGCCGCTGTTGATGCAGTGCTTTTCTTCGGAATCTTAACATCGCCAGACAAACCACTGAGCATACGCGCACCAGCTTGCATAACAGATGAAGCATTTCGCAGAACGTCAATGAAGTCGCCGCCCCGGAAATCGTCGGTGAACAACGCACTGTCATCAGCAGAGTTCATGTCACGCTTCCAGTTCCGCAGAACTTCGGCAGGCAACAAGATACCTTGGGCAGTACGACCATAAGCGTCAGCAGCAGCGCGTGAACATTCAAACTCGAATGCAGCAGCTTCTTGAGCGCGTCGGTCAGTAGGGTTGGCTAAAGCATTTACAGCTTTAAGAATAGAGAATCGCTTGATCTCTTTCTTGGTCATGCCCATGTCTTGGCTTTCAAGAGCTTGGCGTGAACCAATGTTTTCGAGCAATTCACCACGGAATTCTTCGATGCTTCGGCCTTCAGAGATAGCTTTTTGAGCCAAGTCTGCTTTGTTGTGTCGTGAGCCAAGCTCAACAATTTGAGCGGCGTTACGTTGTGCGGCTTGTTTGGCTTGTGCCTCAACCGCTGCGATGTCTACTTCTGACATTTTTGGTTCTCCGTTAGAGATTACAGTTATGGTTTGGGTTGAAGTTTCGCCTGATCTGCCTACGCCGACTGTCACATCAGCAGGAATGCTTACAAGACTCGCTTCTACGGGACGCCATTTTTTAGCCAAATATGTATTTGGTGTTTTTGGGTCACGCTCTAGCTTCCCGATAGAGTATCCAACGCTTATATTGGCGCGAATTCCATCGAGTACATCTGTGAATGCTTCTACAGCTAATGCGCCCTTTCCAAAGCGAACCTTTGCCCGAAGTCTACGGGTATTGCTGTCAAGCTCCACGGATTCTATTACACCAATCTGTTTTTCAGGATCGTGATCCAGTAACAGTGGCGCCCTGCCAGAAGCCAAGAACGACAAGTCCATTGCTTCGGCTGAGTGTTCTAGCACTTCCATCCCAAAGGACCGTTCAACAGGCTCTTCGGATGAAATTGCAATTTGTACAGTTCGTTTTTCTTCGTTGATCGGAGACATGTCGGCAGACATTGATCGATGCAAAACTTCGACTTGTTTTCGCTCCTCGACAACCGCCTCAACAACTTCTTCTTTAACTGCCTCGATAACTTCTTCGACAATTTCGTCAACGATTTCTGGTGTTTCTGTTACTTCGTCCATAGCCCTTCCTTCTGTGGCTGGCTCAAACTTAATTGGTGTGTAATCATTATCTTTAAGCCATTTCTTTGCTTGATCAACTGTATATTTGTTTTTATCGAACCTAAGACCCTGAAGGCTTATTTCACCTTCTTTAAGTCCCCAAATTGCATCGATTCCTGGCCCAAACTTATCGTTTGTTCTCTTGAATTCATCATACAGCTTTGGATCAGTTATCCTTGCTGCATGTTCGTTTGGATAAGGTCGAGATTCCGGTATATCAATCTCTGTAAACGATTCCATGAATAATGCCTATTATCATTATAATACAAAAACTAATACCTACCGCTAATGTTGCGACAGCGTACCAAAACGATTTAAGAATGCTGATTAAAGCGTTCTTAATCATCCGAATCATCTCCTGCTACATCAGGAATAATTGCAGCCATTTGTGCTGCGAAAGGCTCAAGAGCATACTTAATACCAAATTGTTCAGCCAACGCTTTATCTCTTTGTATTTGCGCGAACAGCTCTTCAACATCTTTTCCATATTGAGATGCAACATCTTGAATTGATAGAATACCATTTTTCATTCCCATTACGGCTGCGTTCATTTCTTTCTGCGGGTCCACCCAAGACCAGGCCTTGCCTCTAAACTCCGAAGCCATTGAAAACTTATCGTAAATACGCAACGGTAACGCAACGGTGCCAATTTCCATCGCCGAACTCAGCCATTCATCATATACTGGCCTGACAAAATGCTCGACCATGAACTGCTGAAGATTTTTGTAGTGATCTCGCTCTTCTAATGCACCTTGCCGGATAGAGCTATAGCTCGTAGCTTCAAGATCGTTAGACAGGCTGGTATAGCTAACGCCTAACCCGCTGGCAATACCGCGCAGCACTGTCTTATGAAACGGCTCGAATTCACTGTTGGGATACGCAGGGTCAAATGCTTGAAAGCTAACTCCGGCAGGGAGCTGGTGGAAGGAGCCTGGCTGGGCGTCCATTATAGGAATGTTGCCGTCCAAATCGTCTGCCACGAACCCGTCACCAGCCGGAGATGTAAAGAATCCGGTCTTACTGGCACCGACTCGCGCTGCAACTATCGCAGCCTCGCGATAACCACCCAATTGCTTCATTGCTGCCATCGCAGGCGAAATCCATGACTCTCCGCGAGTCTGACCAGCTCTAAGCGGCATGAATACATGCACAACCTTCTCCGCTGGTATTCTTATGTGCTTTGGCGAAACGCTTGTAGTTGTGAAATCATAGTCGCCAGGGTGATACCCAAGGACATGATACGCAACTGGACGCTTGAACTTGTTAAGCTCAACACCCATTCTGATTTCATTGCCATTTGCACTCTTCTGACTGAGCTTCTCATCAATCTGATCAGCTTCAATGAACTCTATCGCGAACGAGTCACGGAATGAGCTTCCTCGATGCTTGATGATGAATACTTCGCCATCTCGCGCCAAAGTCTCAATACAGAGCTTCTGTGCGTCTACCCATGACATTTTACCGTCAACAGTGGGATTAGATACCCTTCCCCATGCTCTGAACGCGTCTTCGATTGTCTGATTGCCTGATTGGTCAAGTTTCCCTGTGGAATCTAGTGCTTTGACCTGCAAACCGAAGCCGCGCTCGCCGATTACATTGGTTTTGAGCAAGTTTAAATATCTTTTGGCATATTCATTGTTTCTTGCTAAATCTCTTGCTCTAGAGCGAATAGTCCTTAATACTGGCTGCAATTCGCTATCAGCAGACCGCTCAGAAGCCTTGAAATCAGCAAATAACAAGCCTTGATTGGCTGATGCGTAAGTTCTTTTTATCAACTTCCGCTCAACAGGCTTGTCTTTTTGCCAGAAATCAAATAATCCCATTAGAATCGTACCCGTATTGTCGATGCGCCTTTCCGGCCATATTTGGCGTCTAAATTAGCTGCATCTTTTGTTGCTTCGGCTCGATAATAGTCTCTTGCGCTGACAAGATCCTGAAAGCTCATTTTTGTTAGCGATCTTCCCGCGATAGAATATGAGGCAACATCAGAATCAGCCTTGCCAGACAGTAAAGATTCTATTTTATCGACCATTATCTGAGCATGACTGCGAGTGTCAGCGTTATCTGAATCAAGGTCTGCAATAACCGTAAATAAGCCACGATCAACAGTCACTCTCTCGCCGTCAGATATCCTGGTTATCTCTGCTTGCCATGAATAGTCTCCAACAACATAGGTTGAAGTCGCCGCATTTAACGCAGTGGCAAGGAAATGAGTTGTTTGACCAGTAGTTGAAATCGTTATCTCTGATGCGCTATTATTAATCCTAGCAACATATGATAACGAATAAAGGTCTGTCGGATAATCAGAGACAAGGTCTGACCGTTTCCACTGAAGGAAATCGCCAACAACAACTTCCGAAGGTTCCCCTTCTGGAGCATTTGTCGAATCAAAAGCGTTAGCCATTAATTATCCTTATCGCCACGAATTCACAAAACCAGACCCTGTTTTAGGCACAAACGGCTTGGCAACAGGTTCCACACGCTGATTTACTGGTTCTTCGACTTCTGGCAAGTCGCGCCTATCAGCAAGGCTATTGACATCAATATTTATTATAGCATATGCTGCAATAGAATATACCATACAGTCAAGTGCTTCGTT